CAGAGGAAACGCTTATATTCTTGTGGCTTCTTCTAGTCATAGCATTCGACCAAAATGCACTATGGACTCTTCCATATATATAACTACTTCTGGAAGGGTTCATCTTTTCATCTTTTCTCGCGGGAATTGCTATGATTTTTATTCGATGGTTCTTATGAATATGTTTTTCGATCAATTCATAGGGAGAAAATAGCTTTTTCTGGGTTTATAAAAATAGCAGTTTCTTGGAGAGAATCTATAAGTAGTTTCAAAACTGAATTATAAGATATGGCCGCGATAGCGTTTGAGTTACCGGATAAAATGAAACGAGAAATAGAACGCGCAGCAAAGAAGGACGGGATATCAGTATCAGAGTATGTCCGTCGAGCAATAGCTATATACCTTGGTCATAACACGCGGTACTTAACCTACGACGAAATTCTAGAACTGATTAATTCCGAATTCGATAAAAAGTTGCTACTTAAGCAATCCGAGAAACCGATTGCAAGAGATGACAAGATGGTGCAAGTCTTGGAACTGATTTATAACGAATTAGTAGCGGGAAACGAGCCGACAGTTCAAGAAATTTCTGCAAAAGTCGATATGGATTTAAGACAGATGGGCATTTTATTGAAACAATTATATAATATTGAATCTCATAATGTGCGTCGCGAAGGGAAACGTGGCCGGAGATATCTTGTTGAAGACTTAGATAAAATCAAACAAATTTTATATAAATAATATCCATTCTATATATATGTTGTGCTTCAATCCTTCTTAAATAGTGGCCCCAAAATACGCGCAATGGATTCTAACTTAGCATCGCAAACTTCATCATAGACGGGTTTCAACTTTTCCATCGCTTCCGGTTCTATCTCATCACGATCTTTATTGAATTTGGTATAATGAATTTGGTGACCTCTATATTTATCCAAATCTTTTCTTCCAGTATTCAGAAGATCACCTTCCGGTACATCTCATTACCGTCTAAATCAGATCGTGGTTTTATCTTTAACGGCGTATGTTCTACATCGTTATACTTCACCGTGTCATCTGTCGTTATTTCTTCTTTACAAATCATAACAGCATCCGACAAAGCCGCCGCTCCCAAATCGGACCAATAAAACACTTCTACATCGTCCCATCTACAAGCGAAATCATCCCATGTTGCAGCTCCTGTTAATAGAGTTCCGCCAGTATCAGTATATTCGCAAAGTATATGGGTGTCAGTAAATCCCGACGTTGTTATCGAGACTAGAGGAACGCTAGCATCAAAAGCGTATGCTGTTAGTTTCCATCTAGCAGATGTATAAGTCAAATCCTCCGTTATAACACCGCCGCTAGTTGAATCACCTGTTATGCTCACCGTTCCAGTTACATCTGTTCCCGAGACTGTGATTTTAACTTTGTAGTTGCTGGAAGGTGGACCCGCCAATGGAGTTAATGAACCGTCGCCAGTAACGTCGCCCTCCCATATTGTCGCTGAACCGGGGACTTTCTTGTATGCAGTGTGAGGGAGATAGTCATCTATTATATCGGTCATCTAATCACCACCGGACCGCCGATCCAACTTTTAACGAGATTGTAGGCATCCCAACTAATTAATCCAGTATCTTTTATTGATCCCGTAGAATTATATTTCTCTTTGAGTTCGCTTGATAGCCAGAATTCAGATACTCCAGCGTTCTGCATCCGTCGCCGCTGACTGTTGCCGGTTCTGAGAATTTCTAATGCTTCTTCGCAAACTGCATCAGTTATGAATTGTGGAACTACGGCATCCTCTGCGGTGTCATCATAAACTGCGATTTTCCAAACACCTTTTACTTTTACATAACGTGGCCATTGTAGGTCTTGATCTTTATTGTATTTTCTGCCCTTCCATCTGATAGATTCGATCTTCTGTTGTGCCATATTGAGAGCGGCGGCTTTATCGTTGGCACTTGCGTCAGTCCACGCCGTAGCGTAAAGATGGAGGGTTGCACCAAAATACGTTGTTGCATCACCGACACTAATATAATTTGTCATATATTCACCTCCAATAAATTAAAATGTAGGTGTAAAAAACCACCTACGAGAAGTTAATTGTAATGGTTAATACTTTCAAAATAATAGCTAATCCTACCATGAAAGCAATTATCACTCTCCAGTCAACACCCATTTTACGCGCCCCCAGCTCAGGGTACGGAATAAGCGTCAATAGTTCCAGCGATAGTAGAACCGGCAATATCGATATGTATAGTCCCATCGGCTTGTAGGTATCTGGCGGTTTCAATCGGACCGATGCAAGCTCTTTCCGCGCCGCCAGCAGCAGAAAAAGTTAGATCGCCGAGTCCCGCTCTAAATGCTGGGTGAGCAGTTCCGGCAATAATTTTTATAGTGTCGGCGGCAGTTGCGGCGGTAAGTTCAAAAGAGATAATCATCCTCTCGAAATTAGCGCCAGCATCGATATAGTGATCGTTGGTTTTATCAATTTCATCGGCGGTTTCATGGTTAGCGAAAGCACCATTTAGTTCATTTACAGTAATTTCAGAACGTCCCATATTAGTATCCTCCTAATATTATAATATTATATCTATGATGTTTGTCTTGCAGTCAGTACAGCGAGTGAGGACGGTCTAACGACCTTTGCACCGTATACGTGGCGACCACGTACAGCATCAGCAAAGAATTTGTCCGGTCTGTAGCCCTCTACTTCATTAACAGAATCGGCGAAGGTGATGGTTCCAGGGTAACCGGCCATTATCTTGTAGTTAGTCTTTGTTCCGGTTCCAACTTTAGTTTGCATGTTGTTAGATAGCAACACGTTGAAGCCATATAGTTGGCCACACCATCCATTACGGAGTCCTTCAGTAGAACCGCTCATATTCAGTGCGCTGATAGCTTCCTGCTTGATTAACCCGTTGAGATACCACGGCGGGATAATAACCCAGCGTCCTTCTAAGGGCGTGTTGGATTCATCGAGCTTCTGTTTGAGATCAGCGATATAATCGAGATATGTTTCTCCAGTAGATGCGTTATTAGGGACTTTTGCGGATGCATCAGTTCCAACAGCGTTGTCGGTGTCTGCCTGATCATAGAGTGCGGCAATAATCTGATCGGCGGCATCAGCGAGCCGGTAACCGGCATCAGAAGTTGCGGCTTTCATAAGTTCAACGTTGGCTTGCGCTTTGTCTGCGTCGTCCACCATAAAGTTGAAATATTTATCGTTGGACATAACAAGCGTGGTTGATGCGTCGTCGAGAGTTTCGGGATCAGATAACCCGGTTGCCGCATCATAGTTTTCAACGGTGATGGGGCTAAATGCAGTGATTCTTACAGTGTCGCCCTTTCCCTTAATTTCTCCCTCGTAATTTCTGTTGATTACGCCATCCTGTCCAAATACAAGATTTTTCCTAAGTGATTCAAGTACTTTAGCGCTCCATACTTCACCAATAAAATTAGTTAATGTCATATAATTTACCTCTTATTTCAAAGTTCCATCTTTCAGTTGTTTTTCAATCTGTACCATATTCGCTATGCGTTGCTCTGGAGTCATCGCTTTAACTTCAGCGACAGTAAATAGAACCGCGCCATTATCGGCGGGATTAGTATTTCTGCCAACTGATTTTTTGGCGTTGACTATTGCTGCGAGTTTTTCAGCATCCGCCGCAAGCTCTTCTTCAGTCTCACCTTTTAATCTAGCCGCCAACTCTTCAGGCAATTCTTTTGATGCAAGAATTTTCTTTTTCAAGCTTTCAAATTCAGCGTCCCGAATCTTCGCTTGTAAATCCTCATATTGCTGTTGAAGATCGGCGTATTTTGTCTTTTCACGTTCTAAACGCGCTGATATTTTGGCGTTTAGTTCGTCTTGTGTGAAAAGTTTTTCATTACCGGCGTTATTGGTGGCTTTGCCACTATCCTGGGTGCCGTCACCAGCATCATTATTATTATTATTTTCAGTCATAGATATACCTACGTTTTAGGGCCAGTTCGCCCGATGTTTTTATTGTTCTAAGTTCATAAATCCAAATTCTCTGGATTGCTCGCCGTCTATTGCTTTTAGTTCGGCTTCAATATCAGCTTCACTTGCACCCTCATTCAATCGTTTTAGAGAGCTATGTTTTGAAGTGAGCCGATAGTTTACTCGCTGAGTCTCAATATCGACCAATTCTTTCATATCGACGGGAAGAGATGAACGCCAATCTATTGAAATATTTTCGAGTTTTGTAGCACCGGATAACTTTGATGCAATTTCGATATCGGCGGCGGTTCTCAGTACATCTTTTAGCGGTTCTTCCATGATGATTTTTAACCTATTAACTTTAGCCAATGTTGGCAAAAGTAGTCGTTTAAGTGCAGAACCACTTTCCGCCAATCCGGCTTTGATATCCGAGAAACACGCTGCAGAAGTTTCTGACATTATATATAATTGTGATAATATAAATTCAATTTGTTTAAATGAAGCTTCTAGTTTTGCATCCCAAACCAGATAATACGGTGCGGTTCCATCTTCACCGATGGGAATAAATCGGCCACCACCAATTTCAATATCGCTTTCCCCTGTGTCAGGATCGATATTAATTGAAGCTTCAGAACCCACAATATTAGGATCACTAAATTTATCGAAAGTTCGGGATGTTTTTATAAGTCGGTTCTCAAGTTCTTTGATAAGTCCGTTGATATCTGTGAAATCATCAGTTCCGACAACTCCCTCAGCTCCGATATTAGTTAGTGCGATAACTAGGAAATCATCG